TTGGTACCACCTTATCTGTGAACATCTTCTTAGCATCGGGACCAGATTTGGACAATATTCCAAACCGTGAATCCGTGGATATTGTCGCAAGGTTGACCGATTCAGCTGAGGACATAAATGAAAAGCCTGATCTACGGTTTTTAAGATAACACATTCCATAACACCTGACGTCGGCTTTGCAAGCTTCCCAGAAAATGTAGAATAATCTATTTGATTCCCTAAAGTCCGGCTGCCCAACGTCAATTTTGGACCACTGCAAGTACATGTAATGAGTACCAGTAATATAAGTAGGATTACTCTGGTTGTAAAACCAAAAACCTTCTTCACGCCTAATAAATTCTTTATCAATGTAATCATACCATTTTTCTTTAAATTCAACTGGATATTCTTCCCAATCAAATACAGATTTTATTTTTTTTAATTCTTTAGGATAATTGGTGTAACTCCATTTGTTTTCTTCAAACTCAACAACGTCTGTTTCTTTAGGTAAAGCTATTTTTAAGTTTTGTATTTCATAAACATCACCTATTTCACCTGTTTTACTTATAACTACAACGTCGTGCTCTTCATTGTATCCATACTCCCATTTCTTGTACCTATTGTTTCTTTTTAAAACCTTAGGCTTAATGTGGTCTTTTACTATTTTATATAAAACTTGCTCGTACATTATTTAGATCTACCTTCAGCAAAGCCTTTAAAAGTTTTTTCTTCCTTAACTTCTTTAGGTTTTTCGTTTAATAAATCTTCTTCGCTTTGTATTCTATTTAATATTTCAAAAGCATCAAATATTGCTAATTTCTTAGTAGCTGCAGCGTTTTTTAATCTGTCTGCTGTTATGTCTTCTCCAGAATCAACAATTGCTTCTTTAGCTACTTTTATTAACTCTTCAACTGCTACATGCCCAGCCAGGATTATATTCTTCTTCGTTTCCTTTATATTCATACTTAATTACAATATCATTAGATTTCATACAATAAATTCTTTCTTTGTCAATCAAGAACTCCCATTCGCCGCCAGGCGTATAACCAACAAGGTCTCCTGGTGTTATTTTAAGAGCATCTAAGGACTTATTTCCGTATTTCAATACACCAATAAGACTTTGTTCTTTATCGTTGGTTAGATTGTTTGTATTTTTTATAGGTTTTATAAAACACCTATTATTAATAGAGTTCCAACCATCTTTGTTCTTATACAAATATATTTGATCTAAAGCGCAGAAGTAAAGATTTTCTTTAAAAAAAGATCTACTTTTCTTTTTCTTACCTCTAGAATCATAAAAAGTTCTAAACACATTTTGATGTATAACTATAGTATCACCAGTTTTTATATTTGTTTCAAAAGCTAAAGGCGTAGCTATAACTACAGCTTGTCTATTTACAAATTTAAAACTTTCTATTTTACTATTTACAACTAAATCTTTGTCTCCAACTTTAACTTTATTATTGTACTTATCACCAATTGGCTGTACAATAAAGTCATATAGACTATTCATTAGTATTCTAAATCATACTCAACAGATATAGCCATGTTAGAATTAAACTTCTTCCATGGCATTACCTCATTGTTTTTCTTTATATGTATATTATAAGATTTATCAGACTCATCTAGAAGTATATGTGATATTTCATGACCCCCATAAACTTGTTGACCTACTGAATAATGCATTGCATCAGTTTTATAATCTGATCCAATACTTATCTTTCTAATATTATTCTTCATTTTTCTTTTCAATATCAGTGTAAGATCCGTCCATCAAGTCTATATTTACTTGACCATATTCGTTCTCTAATTCTTTTTTAGTATCTTCAATTTCTTTTGAAACTTCTATTACAATTTTTTTAACGTTATCTTTTTGAACTTCTAAAACACCAATGCTTCTAAGCGATTCGCTTAATCTACTTTGTTGTTTTGTTATTTTTTCTAACTGTTCTTTAGTAATAGTTTTTTTTACTATTTTTTTTACTTTACTCATGATTTGATTTTATTTAATTATTAACATTTACTTATTTATATATTCACTTGTTTTTAAACTATTTACCTACTATTATATCAGTAGCTGCTACAAGATTTAATGCAGTTACATAATCTACAGCTACAGGTAATATTGTACCGGCAGGAACTGCTTTAAAAGTTATTGCTTGAGCAGAAACAGGTACACCATCATTTACAGTTGTTATAGTAATTGTTGCATTTGTACCTCCTGCACCTGTTACAGTAACTATGTCACCTACGTTATAACCACTACCAGCTGAATTACCAATAGTAGGGTCAACTATAGCGTTGCCAACCACCGTTGAATCTATAGTTAAACCTGAGGCTAAATTGTTAGAACACGTTGTTTGTAAATTAGTTTGTGCACCGTTAGTATAACCAGTTCCTCCAGATAACAAACTAAATGTGTCTACTGAATTTAAACTAGTGCCTGGTAATATAACTGATACATCACCGGTAACACCTACATATAGTACAGAGCTATTTAGGTTTGTACCCAGTGTTCCTGTTTGATTTTCAAAAACCCAAGCAGGTAACGCGTTTGGAGCTCCTACTAAACCTGTTAAAGGCATAGCTTGTCCTATTATGCCGTCATTTGTTGGAAATTGTCCCATTGTTTTTTATTTATTTGTTACTTATTGATTTATATTTCTCAAAACCACGCGAGCCAAAATAGGCTACATACACAGTCGTTAATAATTGTTTTAATAATTCTATCCACTCTTGCTCTACAGTAAAAGATATTTCGTGATGACTATCAACCCATATAAAGGCTATAGCCATGAAAGATAAGAATATAAGCGCCATAGGGCGCGTATTTTTACTTAACCACGAATCAGATGTCATATCCGACTCCCAGCGTCTTGTTATTTGGTCTTCTGCTGTTGCAGCTGCTTTTTCTACTATAACTTGGATTTCTTTTTTAATCTCAAGTTTTTCTTCTTCTGTAGTTGTTAGTTTATCGATAACGTCACCAACATCTTTGATAACGTTACCGCTTAACCATTCCCATATTTTTTTCATTAGCCTTTCATTGCTTTTAATATTGAATAATAAGTTTTGCTCATATAAGAAGTGCGTTGAGCTAAAGAATTAGCCTCTGTATTAATTTTTACATAAGCATCAGTTGAACTTTTAATAAGTTTAAGTTGATTTTCATGAACTTTATTAATTAAAGAAATATTTTTAATAGCACCTTTAATTTCTTTAACGTATTCCTTTTGAGCATCTATAATAGCTTTAGGATTATATGGATCAGTTTTGAGTGATTCATCTGTTTCAATTTCTGTTTTTTTATCAAACGCAGAATACGTAAACACAACAGCCTCCGTTACCATGCCTATTGTTAACAATAAAGAACCACCTTCCCAATGTTGAATCTTAAACAAAGCTCCTAAAATAACAATTGCCGCTCCAATACCGTAGAGCATATTTGTTAGACTTAAATTTTTTAACATAATATTTGATTTAATTATTATAAAGATTCAATATATAATCTCTATGTTAATAATATCACATGTTAAAACAAATTATTACGCGTTAGCTTCCATTGAATTAGCTTTTAACAAATCAAATTTATTTTTACCATCAGCATCTCCTGGATTATTTGCACCAATTAGTTTATTCATTTCTGTAGATAAACCATCAAGATCTTCTACAAAATCTAATGCTCTAGCTTCATTAAAAAACCTTCCATCCGCTGGTCCAACTATATATCCTTTTGGTGATTTAGTAAGTATATCTCTAGTTTTTTCAAGCATCCCTGGTGTAACCGTCTCCCAAGTTCCATTATTGTTTTTAAGAATACCCAGGTCATACATTGATTTTTTTAACTCTTGAGCATAAGCGTATGGTTCTTTGCCTTTACTACCAGTATTAAAATAACCTTGGTCTGGAGTTGAATTAGCCGCGCTTCTTTGTGATAGATTTCGTAATCTATTATCAGCATTTGAAATATCACCAATTTTGTTTAACTTATCAACATGTTGACCACCGTGACCAAGTAATTCATGATACGCTGTTGAGCTTGCTCCTGTTGTACCAGTACCTAAAACATAACTAGGATTTTGACCTCTATTTAAACCATAATAGTAAGCGTTATCAACTAAGAGATCTGTGTAAATTTTATTTCCCTCTCCATAAATAGCTTTAACTGCTCCGTTTGGATTATAATTACCCTGAGAATCAAAAGCTAATTCATCCACTAATTCATTCATGCTTTTTGAATTACTTAACTTGTCTTGGTGTTGTTTTTTAAAATAATTAATATATTTTTCTCTAGTTTTAGGAGACATGTTTGCAACTATTTCTTTGTCCTTAAATGCGTTAAGTGAAAATGGTATTTCAGTTTTACTATCAATTGTTTCTGTAATTAAATCAGTTAATCTTTGTTGCCCTTGTTCTGATCTCATATTATTAGCAGCAAACTCCCTAGCTTCTCTAAACGTATTAGCTCCTTTTCTTAATTCCCTTGCTAATGGTTCTAACGATCTACCTAATTCTTTATCACTTCCGAGTAGCTTTCGGTTAATCATATCAACCAAAGAATTATTTTCTGAAGTTCTTTGGGGTAATTTACTAAAATCAAAAGAAAAATCTCCAATACCTCCTACGTTATCTAGATTGTAATTTACATTGTTGGTTCCTCTTTGAGCGTTTATTGCTTGTTGAAAAGCATCTACACCGGCGTCATCAATATTATTACCTAACGCATTACTTACTGCGTTTGCGGTAGGTTTTCCTAGTCCAGCTAAAGGGTTGACAGTATTATTTAAAACTCTTCCAGTATAATTAGCTGCCCCTTTAACTCCAGTACCAGCGCCTCCAGCTCCTATCATGCCTAGCCCAACATTAAGAGTTGCAGAAGGAACCATACCAAGACCCCTTTGAGTTGTAGCTTTTAATTTGTCAGAAAACGATAAGTTTGGATCTGTTCTCATTGTCTCTATTTCTCTAGCTAATTGTGTTGTATTTCCAGTATCAAAACCTAAAAAAGAATTAATACCCATATCACCTAAAAGTGCTGATGGATCTGACATATAAGCTAATGGTCTTTCAAATAAACTTAATGAGGCATTATGTATTTTTTCACCTCTTTCATTATTTATTGCTGCTTGTTTTTTTTCTTGTTCTGTTACAGGGCCTTGACTAATAGTTGCTCTATTTTTGTTTTGGTTCTTCTGTATTTTTTTTTCTTCTATTTTCTTAATTTGAGCTGCGTTCTTAATTATTTGTTCTGAAGAAACGTCGTTGTTTTGTCTAAATTTTTCTACAGCTAAATTATCTGAAACATTTTGATTTAATAGCCTTTCGTCAACTACAGGTTCTTTACTAGCAAGCTTATGCGCTAATAAACCTTTAAAGTCTTTTTTACTGTGAGGTGGACCACCCTCATGAAACTTTAAAGGACTATGGTTTACACCACCTTGTAGTCCTTTAAAAAAATTCTTTTTTAATGCCATATCTATGCGTTTTTAGCTTCGTTGTAGGCTTCTTTTTCCCAAGGTAAATTCTTAGCGCCTTCTTGCATTGAAGATCTTGGGTATTCTTTGCCCTTCCAAAATACTGTATCATCGTCATAATCTAAGTCTCCACGTTTTATTTGGTTTACATGAACCATCTCGTGATCTACTACGTCTTGAATCTTACTAGGGTCTTTAATATCTTTATTAACTAGTATACCGCCTTTGTTTGTGGCCATTCCTAGTGTATTTTCATCCATATCAACATGTAATATAGGAGTATTTAATGTGCACTCACAATACGGTGCCCCTTTCATTTTAAATGCCATATATGGAAGATTAAATAAACCCCGCAACTATATAGCTACGGGGATATTTAGGTTAGTTAATTGTATTATATAGTGTTGCTTGAGCTAAATGTAGCTTGTGCAAAGTACATTTGAGCATTTGCAAGTAAGCCAGCTCCATCTTTAGCTAATTGAACTTGTGAAGAAACTCCACCTGGATTAGCAGTTAATGCTCTATTAACTGATTGGCTTGGCATGTTACCAGCAACAGTTATA